CCATTTCGTGGAGCTGTACCACGGCGAGTACGACCGGGAGCGGCTCATTTACGGCCTCCGCGCCTACGAGCCCAAGTTTGTTTACGCGGCGGGCAAGGCGGAAAAGGAGCTGCGGGGCATAAAGCGCTACGTCAACCTGTTCTACCGCATCTACAACGGCAGGCGCAGGCATTCGACCCTTCCCATGAAGTTCTGAGGGAAGGTTTTTTTATCCGCATCGAGGCCGGAAACCATGGGGCTGTGTTCCGTCACAGCCCTATTCTTCTGCCCTCGGCTCGGGCTCATAGATTTATATATCCAATCATAACCATGGAATAAACAAAACAAGGAGGTATGGCATGGACGCATATACGGCATCCGATATGGATGTTCGCACCGTTGACCACAATACGCTGGTGGATATCCGCGACGTAAAGGTCAACACGGCGCTGCCCAAGCGGGAGCGTATTTTGGATTTCATCCGTCAGATCGGCAACCCCTACTGCTACCGGCATGGGAAATATGTGGTCAGGGTCAGCTTCGCCGATACGGATGTTTCATTGGAGGACAGACTGGAAGCATATATCCGCACAAAGGGCTGATCCTGCGACATCCTCGACAGTCCTGCGCAACGCAGGGTACAATTTTGGAGGAAAGGAGCTGGCAATATGCAACACAACACCGAAACAAAAATCTGGAACGCCACGCTTTACCTCCGACTGTCGAGGGACGATGGGGATAAAGAGGAATCCAACAGCATCACCGGGCAGCGGGAGCTGCTGCGTGACTTTATCCGAACCCGCCCGGAGCTTCGGGAATACGCCGTCAGGATCGACGACGGCTTCACGGGCTCCAATTTCGAGCGGCCGAGCTTTAAGAAAATGCTGGAGGACGTAAAGGCAGGACGCACCAACTGCATCATCGTGAAAGATCTTTCGCGCTTTGGCCGTAATTATCTGGACGCTGGCGAATACATCGAGAAGATATTCCCATTTTTAGGCGTGCGCTTTATCGCCGTCAACGACAACTACGACAGTCTCGGCGGAAAAAACGCTTCGGACGAGCTTATCATCCCGTTCAAAAATCTCATAAACGAAGCTTACTGCCGGGATATTTCCGTGAAAGTCCGTACTCAGCTTGAGGTCAAGCGCAAGAGCGGCCAGTATATCGGCGCATTTGCCGTCTACGGCTATCTGAAAGATGAAGCGAACAAAAATCACCTGATCGTAGATGAATACGCCGCAGATATCGTGCGGGACATCTTCAAATGGAAGCTGGAGGGCATGAGTCCGCAGGACATAGCCAGCCGTCTGAACCACAATGGGGTGCTCTCGCCTATGGAGTACAAGAAATCTCTTGGTATGAAGTTCGCCACTTCCTTTAAGGCGAACCCGCAGGCGGTATGGTCGGCCAACGCCGTGCTTCGTATCCTGAAAAATCCGGTCTACACCGGTGTGCTCATTCAGGGCAAGGAGACCACACCCAGCTATAAGGTGCGAAAGCGTGTCACAAAGCCGGAAAACGAATGGGCGGTCGTTCCGGATACCCACGAAGCCATCATTGAGCACCGGGACTTTGACAGCGTACAGAAAACGCTCTCGCTGGATACTCGCCGCAGTCCCGGTGACAGCGCCGTGCAGCTTTTCAGCGGTATGGTGTTCTGCGGAGAGTGCGGTGCAAGCATGGTGCGCAAGACAGTTCTCTCCGGCAACAAAAAGTATGTCTACTACGTCTGCGCCGCGCACAAGCAGGATAAATCCTGTTCGCCCCACCGGATGCGCGACGAGGCTCTTGAACAACTGGTTTTGGACACGGTAAAGCAGTATATCCGGGACGTGGTTGATCTGGACGATATTCTTGCCATGACGGATACCGCCCCCCTGAGAACCGCAGAAGCCCAGAAGGTACAGCGGCAGCTTGACAAAAAGCGCTCGGAATATGAGCGGCTCCAGAAGCTGCTCATGTCCCTGTATGAAAGCCTTGCAGACGGCATCATCGACCGGGACGAATACGCAAGGCTCAAGCAGAATTACGCAGGACGCTGCGCCGAGTGCGAAAAGCAGATGGACGCCTTGCAGGAGACCCTTACGCAGATCAGGGAGCACGGCGGCGAGCACCGGGAGTGGATGGCGCAGTTCAGAAAGCACCTGAACATCGCGGAATTGGAGCGCAGCATCGTTGTGGCGCTGATCGACCGCATCCTCATTTACAGGGACAACCGCGTGGAAGTCCGCTTCCGCTTTGCGGACGAATTTGCATGGCAGACGGATATACTACGCCGGGCGCAGATCAGAGAGGTGGTATAAGTGGCAAGAACGAAACGAAAGACAAACCCGGTCATTCCGGCGATGGAAGCTCCCGCACAGGCGCAGAAGCAATACCGCACTGCCGCCTATGTCCGCCTTTCCGTAGAGGACAGCGGCAAACCCGGCGCGGATACCATAGAGGGGCAGAAAAACCTGCTGCTCCGGTTCATCGAAGATGACCCAACGCTTACCCTGTATAGGCTGTTCTGCGATAACGGACGAACAGGCACGGATTTCCAACGTCCTGAATTTGAAAAGCTCATGGATGCGGTCAAACGTGGAGAAGTTGACTGCATCGTGGTCAAAGACCTATCCCGCTTTGGCAGAAACTACAAGGAAACCGGCAACTACCTGGAGCGCATCTTTCCATTCCTCGGCGTGCGCTTCATCGCCGTCAACGACGGCTTCGACACCCTCACCGCCCAGCGGGGCGCGGACGGCTATCTGGTTCCGCTGAAAAATCTCATCAACGAGGTTTACAGCAAGGATATTTCCAGGAAGTCCGGCTCCGCGCTGGCGGCGAAGCAGAAAAACGGAGATTTTATCGGGGCGTGGGCTCCCTATGGCTACCGCAAACAACCGGATAATCCCCGCAAGCTAGAGCCGGACGAAGCGACGGCACCCGTTGTCCGGCAGATATTCCGGTGGCGAGCCGAGGGTGTGAGCGTCACGCAGATTGCAAGGCGGCTCAACGATGAGGGCGTACCATCCCCCTCCGCCTACCTGTATAATACCGGCGCGTGCAAAACGGAGAAGTATAACGGCGTGAGCTGGTACGTTCAGACGGTCAAAAACATTCTGTCCCGGCAGGTGTACATCGGGCACATGGTGCAGGGAAGGAAGCGGCAGTCCTTCTACGAAAACCGGGGGCAGTACAAGAAGCCACGAGAGGAATGGATCGTCGTGGAAAATACCCACGAGCCGCTGATCGACCGTGAGACCTTTGATAAGGTGCAGGAGCTTGCACAGCGCAGAAATGCGGAATACTTTGAAAACCTCGGTAGATTCACGCATCTGGAAACCACCGAAAACATCCTCAAGGGGCTGGTCTGCTGTGCCGACTGCAAGCGTCCGCTGGTGCGGTACAAGAATGTGAGCCACGAAAAAAAGCTGTGGTACACCTTTATCTGCCCGACCCACGCCAACGACATTGGCAGCTGTCCGCTGAAAAACATCCGGGAGGACGCACTGTTCCCCATGCTCCTGCAAGCCATCCAGACACAGATTGCACTTGCCACCGATATGGAAGCCATTGTCCGCAGGGTGAACAGCTCCCCCAAATACAGAAAGCAGACCGCAACGCTGCAAGGCAGGCTGGACGCCGCGAAAAAGGCGCTCAAGCGCTGCAACGGCCTGTATGACAGCCTGTATCAGAGCTATGTGGATCAGCTCATGACCGAGCAGGAGTATATGACGCTGAAACGCCGCTACAAAGCGGAAGCCGAGGAAGCGGAGCGGCTGATCGAGGCTCTGACACGCCGGCAGGCAGCGGAAGCGGCGCACACGCCGGAAAACCCGTTCCTTGCGGCCTTCGGCAGCTTCCGGGGCGCGGATGCTTTGACAAAAGAAATGGCGCAGGCACTGATTGAGCGTGTGTATGTGGACGGTGACAGCAATATCGAGATCGTGTTCCGTTACCGGGACGAATACAAGGAACTCTGTACATATCTGGAAGGGAGGAAAACTGACGCATGAAAACGGCGATATATCTTCGCATATCCAGCGAGGATGAGGATTTGCGAACCGGCGAAAAGAACGAATCCGAGAGCATATCCAATCAGCGCAGCCTCCTGCGGGATTATGTATGCAGCCATGCAGATTTATCCGGCTCTGAAATATTGGAATTTTGTGACGACGGCTGGAGTGGTACGAACTTCGAGCGTCCCGCGGTAAAGGAGCTTCTGGAGCAGGTCAGGCGCGGGCAAATCAACTGCATCCTGGTCAAAGACCTCTCCCGCTTTGGCCGTGATTACCTCACCGTGGGCGACTACATTTTCCGCGTGTTCCCGTTCCTCGGTGTGCGCTTCATTTCCGTCAACGACGGCTTTGACAGCAGCAATCCGCTGGATATCGACAGCCTCGATACTTCGTTTCGGACGCTGATCTACGACCTGTACAGCCGTGACCTCTCCCGCAGGGTCAAAAGCGCAAAGAAGGCCAGAGCCGAACGCGGGGCGTTTCTCAGTCCCTATGCGCCTTACGGATATGTCAAAGACCCGGAGGACAAGAATCATCTTCTGGTAGATACGGAAGCCGCCGAGGTGATACGGCGCATCTTTCAAATGGCGGCGGATGGCGCAAAGACATGGCAGATCGCGGCAGCGCTGAACGGTGAGGGCGTAAGCTCTCCAAAGAACTACAAAGTCGAGGCGGGCTGCACAAGAACGCCGTGGCGCAGCATCCAAGAGGAAAACTTCTGGACGGCCAGTCTGGTTGCAAAATTCCTGCGAGACGAGCGGTATATTGGAAAGGCGGTGTACGGCAAACGAAGCCGGGATATTGTAGGCAGCACCCACACGGTCAAAATCTCCCGCAATGATTGGGTTATCGTCCCTGACAGGCACGAGGCCATTGTGCCGGAGGCGCTGTTCGAGAAAGCGCAGGCTTGTATGCGGGAATACCGGGAATATGAAGCTGCGTCTGGCAGCGGCAATCCGCTGAAACGCAAGGTGATTTGCGGCGTATGCGGTCACGCCATGCAGCGGGACAGCCGAAAGAACGGCTCCTACCGCTGCGTCACGAAAAGGCTGAATACCGGCTTTGACTGCTCGGAGGATAGAATCCCTGAGTCTGATATTCTGGATGCTGTCATTGACACCATACAGGTCTATGCCCAATACGCCGTCAGTATAGACAGACTTCTGCAAACAAGGCAGGCGCAGCGGCAGCTTGACCGCAAACAGGCGCAGCGACAGTTGCAGACCCTCCAGAGCCGGAAAGCCCGGCTTGATAAGCGGCTGCAAGACCTCTATGAAGGACTGGTAGAGGGCGAGATATCCCGCGAGAGCTTCGCTGCGCAAAAGAAAGCCCTGACGGCGCAAGCGGAGGAAATTTCCCACACAGTCTTGGAGCTGGAGCGCAAAATAAGCGACAGCGACGACGGCGGCAATGCCGTAATCGAGCAATTCAAGAGCTATGCAGGTATTACAGCGCTGACCAGAGAGATTTCTGCCGATCTGCTGCAATCCGTCACCATCTACCCGGACGGGCGCATGGATATCCGGCTGAACCTTGCCGATGAGATTGAATCTCTGCTGGAAACCTTGCGCCGGGAGTCCTGTACGGCGTGAAATTATTAGTCCTTTCTGTACAGCAGCCGACGATGGACACACAGGAACGGACGCCAACCGGGAGAATTTCCAGCGGCTCCTTTCCGATGTAATGAGCGGGAAAATCAACTGCGTGGTAGTAAAAGACCTTTCCCGTTTTGCAAGAAATTACAGCGATGCGGGAAGTCTGATTGATAACCTGTTTGTGCAGATGGGTGTCCGTTTTATCAGTCTTGCTGAAAATGTGGACAGCTATCTCAACCCGGACAGCGTTTCCAGTATTATCGTCCCGATTACAAATGTGATGAACGATCAATACTGCTACCAGACCTCAAAGAAAATTCGCCAGGTATTTGACTACAAGCGGCGCAACGGTCAGTACATCGGCGCATTTGCTCCTTATGGATATGTGAAGCACCCAAAGGACAAGCACCGGTTAATCATCGATCCCGATGCCGCTGAAATCGTCAAACTTATTTTCTCTTTGTTCCTAAAAGGGACATCGAAACGGGCCATCGCTTTGTATCTGAATGAACACGGCGTACCCAGCCCCTCGGCTTATAAACTGCAAAAGGGCATACCCGTTTCAACAAGAGGATATGACGATCCTATGTGGGGAGCCCGCATGATCCACTCCATTCTGACGAACCCCACCTATACCGGAGATTTGGCACAAGGCCGCAGTCGGGTAAAAAGCTATAAGGTACACGAGGTTGAAAGCGTTCCCCGTGAAGAATGGGTGGAAGTAGCTGGTACGCATGAGTCAATCATTGATTATGAAACCTTTGATAAGGTACAGGCTCTTTTACAGCGTGATACCCGTACTTCTCCAAAAGGCCGGGAAGTCCACCTGTTCAGCGGTTTTCTGAAATGTGCTGACTGTGGGCGGGCAATTACCCGGAGCGTAGGAAACAACAATAATGTGTACTATGCCTGCTCCACCTACAAGAACCGCTCCCGGACAGCCTGCACAATGCACTCAATCAAGCATAACCGTCTGGAGGCCGCTGTCCTCTTTGCGGTACAACAGCAAATCCATCTGGCTGTTTCATACTCGGAAATGATTGCCCGTATTAACACCGCCCCGGTCAAAAAGAGCCAGTCTATCCGTTTGGAAGAACTGATTGCTGCGAAAGAGCGGGAACTGGCAAAAATCAGCCGTTACAAGCAGTCCCTTTATCAAGACTGGAAAGACGGGGAAATTACCCAGCAGGACTACCGGGATATGAAAGCCGATTATGAACGACAGACCATCGCTCTTACGGATGTACTGGCCCGGCTGAACGCTGAACGGGCGGAACTGGCAAACGGTGTAAAGAGTGAACATCCCGCATTGGTGGCATTTACAAAACATCAAAATATCGACCAGCTTTCCCGGGAACTTCTCGTTGAGCTGATCGACCATATCAAGGTTTATGAGAATGGAAACATTAGTGTGAGATTTAAGTTTGCGGATGAATTTAGACGCATAGCAGAATACATTGAAATCAACACCACAAAACCCGCAGTAGCGGGCTAACCCCCGCTACATACCCCTTTGACAGTGTGTTTTCCTAATAGGAGCTAATCATATCGTATTTGCGCCGAAATACAGGAGACAGATCATATGCGGAAAGATCAAACAGGATATCGGACAGATGCTCAGAAAGCTGTGCGAATATAAG